TCACTTGATACCGATGTAAGAAAAATTGTAAAAGAAGCAAAGTTTTACGAAGTAAATAACGTGTGTCCTACGTGTTCTCAGGATATATCATTAGATTTAAAGAACGAAAAAATTGCTGAAGCAAAAGTGAACGCTAAAAGTATACAAACAAAAATCGACAAATCAATAAACGAGCGTAGAAGTGTAGAAGTTTTACATGAAGAATACCGTGAACAATGGGTACACCTTAATGAAGTTCAGTCTTCTATTAATACAAATAATGTAAAAGTTACTGGACTAAAAGATAAGATAAAGTCATTGGAAAAGGTTGTTGAAGTTCAGGATACTACTGCTGCTGAAGAAAAACTCGAAACTGATCGTAATACTCGTGAAGAACTCAACAATAAGCGTTCAGAACAATCAAAGGTAAGCTCTTATCTTGATGCTATTAGCGAGTTGTTACGCGATACTGGAATCAAAACAAAGGTGATTCGTCAATATTTGCCAGTAATGAATAAGCTCATTAATCAGTATTTACAAATATTAGATTTCTTCGTGTTGTTTCACCTCGACGATTCCTTTAATGAAACAATTAAATCACGCCACCGTGATGAATTTACATATGCTTCTTTTTCCGAAGGTGAAAAACAACGTATTGATTTGAGTTTGTTGTTCGCTTGGCGTCAAATTGCTCGTATGAAAAACTCGGCTAATACGAATCTACTTATTCTCGATGAAACATTTGATTCGAGTATGGATGCTGATGGTGTAGACAATCTATTAAAGATACTGTATACGCTTGGCAAAGAGACTAATGTGTTTATCATATCGCACAAACAAGATTTGCTCGAAGGAAAATTTCCAAAGAAACTAGAATTTGAAAAGACAAACAACTTTAGTCGATTAAAAAAAGATGGAGCACTATAAGTACGACACTGCTAATAATATAATCGCGCTCGCGAGCATGCGCGCGCGACACGATCCACATCAATCTGACGACAACCTTTTCCGCTCTTATTTTGAGAACAATCTTGCTCCAGCCTTTAAAAAGCAGTATGGAGTTGCTATAAACTACGGAAAATACGACGATATAGTGGCTCAGGCTAAAAAGGTTCTTTCATAAGTTGTTGATAGATAACACCTTAGCAAAAAGGTAAAATAACTGTGTACAAATCACAGTTTCTTAGGGTATAATAGATCTATAACACTCACAAGGAGTTAAGGTTTATGGAAAAAATACTCGATTTACAAAATCAATCATCGGTGGCCCGACTACTCGCTACTGAAAATATTACAGTCACTCACAAAAAAGGTATCAAGACTGCATACTTTGATGTGAAGCACCGTGTACTTGGTCTTCCAGTTTGGAAAGATAAAGGCAAGGTAGTCTATGATATGCTTGTTGGCCACGAAGTGTCGCATGCTCTTTTCACTCCGGTTGATGGATTTGAAAAATTCCTCGAAAAGGAAGATCGTAAGTATTTTGATATTCTTAACATTATTGAAGACATTCGTATCGAGCGACTAATTAAAAACAAGTATGCAGGTATGCCAAGAATTTTCAATGGTGCTTATAGGGACCTTGTAGAAAACGACTTTTTCGGAATCAATGATAAAGACGTTCCATCACTAGGTTTCCTTGATCGTTTAAACCTACGTGGTAAAATTGGTACAGTTGTTGATATTCCACTCAACGAAGAGGAAGAAGAGCTTTATCAAGAATGCTATGCGGCTGAAACATTTGAAGATGTTGTTGAGCTTTATCACAAAGTAAAAAAGTTTGCACAGGAAGAAGCTGAAGCTAAAAAAGAAGAGTCCGACGACAACGAAGATCAAGAAGGTGATACTTCTGAAGATGGCGAAGGTGAACAACTTGAACCACAAGAAAGTGACTCTGGAGATTATGAAGATGGGTTTGGCAATTCTTCTTTGCCTGAAGATTTTTCCGAAGAAGCAGACGATGGCACAGAATCACACAGTGTTTCATCTACTGTTAGTGACGAAGAAATAGAAGAGGCTTTGGGTGATTATTTAGACCGAAGAAAAAAACAATTCTCCGAAACCGACGAAGACGACGAACTTGGTCAAGATGGTGCAGGCGGTAAAGGCGATTCAGGTGGTGAAGATGTTATCATTGAGCCTACGACTACAACAGCACTTGAAGAAAATTTAGTTGACAAAGAATCGTTAAAAGAAGGTATGCAAAGAGAAGCAATTGCGCTATGGCCTTTAAAAACTACTGTCGATAAACACATCGTAGGATACAAAAAGGTGATGGCTGCTCGTTCTAAAATAGAAGAATTTTATCCAGAAGATTATTACAGTCCTGAAGACCGTGCAAATCACACATCTAAGCTTATACAAATGGCAGTCGAATTTAAGAAAAAGACTAACAAAAAGGTGGGGGTACTTGCCCGTGAATTCGAACGTAGAAAAGCAGCTTATCAATACTCACGAGCTCAAGAGTCTCGTCGTGGTACATTGGACGTAAACAAACTGCATAAGTACAAATATGACGATCAAATTTTTCAGTCAGTCATGCACCTTGCAGATGCAAAAAGCCACGGTATGATATTCTTTATTGACTACTCAGGTTCAATGAGTGCAGTTCTTAAAGATGTATTGGAACACACACTAAATCTAGTTCACTTCTGCAAAAAGGTTGGAATTCCATACAAGGTTTACTCCTTTACATCAAACTACGCTTTAGATAAAGAAGATGTTTCTCAATCAGACATGGAGTTTGATTTGTCAGACTTAGTTTTGGCAGAATTATTTTCAAGTGAAATGTCATCAAAAGAATACAACGAAGCTTTTCAGATGGTGTCTTGCCAAATTCTTAATTCTAACGAATATAGATTTAGTCAACAGGGAATTTCAAAATTCGAACACTTAGGTGGTACTCCACTTGATCACACTCTGATTGCATCTCACCAAATTGTAGATGATTTTAGAAAAAAGAACCCTGTACAAAAGCTCAATGTTATTGTCCTAACTGATGGTGAATCACACAGTTGTAGTCCAAGTGAAGCATGGTCTGCTGGTACATTTTTTACCAATGTAGGAGGAAAACAAAAATCAATTAAACGCTATTATGCAACTCGTCAATATGTTGAATTATTGAAAGAAGTTAAAGGAGTCAACACTATTGGCTTTTTCCTTCCAAATAACAAGCGTGCTGGTAATCAACATCTTAATCGAATGGCTGGTCATATGTATGGTCAAGGCAAGGCTTATGGAAAAGCAGGCGATTATATGAAAAAGTATCGTAAAGACAAATACTTCCACATGGCTGATTGCTTTGGCTATGATTCGTACTTTCTACTCTCAAGTGATGTTGAAATTGAAGATGAAGACTCCGACTTCTCAAAAACTGAAGGAAAAAGCATTTCAGATAATCGCGGCGAACAAGCCAAGCTAGCCCGCCAATTCGCTAAACATAATGTGGCAAACCGTACAAACCGCATCATTATGACTAAATTTGCTGAAATAATTGCATAATAACAGTGTACAAACTAGGAAACTCAAGGTATAATAGATCTATAATAAATCAAAAGGTTAAAACAAATATGACAAAATCACTCAAATCAATACTGGCAGAGACTGGCAAAGTCTCTTTTACTAACAAAGAAATTTTAACAATAGCCACCGAAAATGGCTTCGCTGCAAAAGACGCTTATAGTCTTATTAGCTCTTCGCTTAATCGAATTAAGCGTGGCTTGTACTCTCTTGAAGCTCCTGTTTCAAGTGCTCCTGTAGCACCTCAGATGCCTCAAACAGCAATGGCAAATATTGCCTTCAGAGGTGTAGCTTCAGTCTCTAATGATGAAGTTTACGTACCGGCTGTCGATCCTACTTACATTAAGTGGGGTGAGTATAACACTATCATGAAAATCATAAAGTCAAATATGTTTTTCCCAACGTACATCGCTGGCCTTTCAGGCAACGGTAAGACAATGATGGTAGAACAGGCTTGCGCTAAAACAAAGCGTGAATACGTACGAGTTCAAATCTCTCCTGAAACAGATGAAGATGATTTGATTGGAGGTTTCCGCTTGGTCAATGGCGAAACAGTTTTTCAGAAAGGACCAGTTGTCAAAGCTATGGAACGTGGTTGCATACTCTTGATTGACGAAATCGATCGTGCTACTAATAAGATCATGTGTCTCCAAGGCGTGCTTGAAGGCAACCCTATTCTTTTGAAAAAGACTGGAGAGGTAGTAACACCCTCAGAAGGTTTTAACGTAATCGCTACAGCCAATACTAAAGGCCGCGGATCAGATGATGGTAGATTCACTGCAGCATCAATCATTGACGATGCTTTCCTCGAACGATTTGTATGTGTAATTGATCAAGCTTTCCCTCAGCCAACGATTGAAAAGAAGATCGTCGAAAAGCACATGGCTAAGTTTGGTGTTGAGGATACCGAATTTGCAGAAAAGCTTATTGCATGGTCTAACGTGATCCGCAAAACCTTTGAGGCTGAAGGTGTGGAAGAAGTGGTTTCCACTCGCCGCCTTTGCCACATTGTCAAAAGCTTCTCAATCTTTAGTGATCGTATGAAAGCAATCAACATGTGCATCAGCCGATTCGATGAGGAAACCCGTACAGCGTTCTTAGATCTTTACACCAAGATTGATGAAAGCCAACTTAACGAAAATGGTGAAATTATACAAGATGACACCGCCGCGTTAAACAACATCTTAAATGAATATAACGAAAAAGAAGAAACCGAAGAAGAAGCTCCTTTTTAACACTTTGCGGTGGAGATCGCAAGTCATAACCTAACCTAAAGTCCTACCGTTGAGCGTCATAACTTAACGGTAGGCAACCTTTTATAGAATAGAAAACAATATGAGTAAAACAGCAAAACCAGGTGCAGATTTAAGAGCGCCAAATCCAAGTAAAAGAAAACTATTAGGTCGTTCATCTGGACCAATGGTTTTTAATGAAACAGTTCAAAGGATGGTAACTCCTAAAATTGATAAAGCCATTAAGAACAATAAGGAAAAAAGAAAGTAATGACAGAAGATAAACTAAAGGAGTGGGAAAGAAAGGCAAAGTTTGCAAAGAAAAAATCTTCGAATGGAGGTATTAAGTTTGACGAAGACAAGCCTGACTATAGTCTAATACCTCCTAACGCTTTAGAAGACGCTGTTAAGGTACTAACGATTGGAGCAAAGAAGTATGATAGACACAATTGGAAAAAGCTTGACAATATTAACGATCGT